TCCCAAAGAAGCAGGCATATATAAATTAACATGTAAGAACAATGGAAAAATTTATATAGGAAAAGCAATTAATATTCATTCTAGAATGGGGGATCATAGAAGGACTTCTAAAAAAATTAAAGGTAGGTACCATATTGAAAACGCCTTAATAAAACATGGATGGGATTCTTTCACTGTAGAAATTTTGGAGATATTTGAAAACTTCGATAAGACCAATAGAGAACATAACGATACACTCCTAGAAATAGAGGGAAGTTATGTAAAATTATTTGATTCAACCAATAGTTCTATTGGATATAATACTTGCAAATTTTCTACCGATAGAACGGGGGTTATAGCATCTGAAGAAACTAGAGAAAAATTGAGGAATAGGATATACTCGGAAGAATATAGAGAAAAAAAGAGACAGTCTCAGTTAGGGAAAAAACATTCCGAAGAAACCAAAGAAAAAATGAGAAATCGTAGACATTCTGAGGAAACTAAATCTAAAATGAGTGCAGATAGACTTGGGAAGAAACATTCAGAAGAGAGTAAAAGAAAGATGAGTATTGCCAGATCAGGGAAACCGCATTCTGAGGAACATAAAGAAAAACTTAGACAGTCGAATTTTAATAGAGGTAAAAAACTTTCCAAGGAAACTAGGGAAAAAATGAGCAAAGCTAGATTAGGAAGAAAACTTTCCGAGGAAACTAAAGAAAAGTTGAGGAAACCCAAATCCGAAGAATTAAAGGAGAATCTAAGAAAGCCCAGATCTGAAGAAATTAAAGAAAAAATTAGACGGGGGCATTTGAGGAGGAAATTATCCAAGAATGACTCTTGACATTTGAGGGGAAATATGTTAAATTGTTATATATGCAACAGAAAACAAATAACCATACCGTCTTGATCGACCAAATCGGTCGAACCATCCTTGGAGTTGAAGAGTCCCAGACTGCTTCAGAAATCACTCTGAGTAATCCAATCATTCTACATTTCCAACCGTCACAAAACGGTCAGTTGGAACTGCAAGTATTCCCCTTGTTCTTTTTTGAACTTTTGGATAAAGAAAAACGTAATCAGAACTCTTGGACATTTAATAAGAACTCTGTGGCAGTTAGTAATGTTGAGCTTAACGCTGATATTTTAGCTCGTTATACTCAAATCAATACTCCCCCGGCTCCGGTTGCTAATAACCCAAAGGTGATAAGCATTGACGACATTTAATATGGCTAAAGAAGATAAAGAATATTTTAAGATCATGGATGAGATTGATGAGATCAATCCATACGCAACTTATCTAAATCAATCTACGTTTTCAACTGTAGATGAATGGATTGATACTGGATCACTAGCGTTAAATGCTATTATATCTGGTTCAATGTATAAAGGAATTCCAGTTGGAAGAGTCGTGCAATTTGCGGGACCGTCAATGACAGGTAAGACATTCTTCGTTCAGAAGATTATTGCCAATGCACAGAAGATGGGAAAATACGTTGTGGTATTTGATAGTGAGAATGCTATCAATGCTGAAGGTGCCATTGGGTTCGGCATCGATCCAACTAAAGTTAAGTATGTCCCGACTACTACCATCGAAAATACTAGAAACGCTATTAAGAAATTTCTTAAAAAGGTTTCTGAGAGTGGTAAGATGGGAGAGTTTGTTATCATTGTTGACTCTGTTGCTCAAATGGAGTCAGAATTAGGG